TCAATACGATAAGACGATGGAGAAGTAATTTTTCCATCTCTTCCTAGATTAGTACTTTGTCCTGTATTCCCAACGTTAGACATAATTAAGCTTTAATTAGTTGTTCAAATTTTTCTATGAATTGAGGTATGAACGACGGGTCGATAATTCTTATTTTAGATCTTTGTTCATTTAAATCATGAGCATATTTTCTATTAGAAGTATATAGTGGAGCAGCTGTTGAACCTTCTTGAAGAATTAAATTCTTAGCTGCGTTATCTGTTACTGAAAAGAAATTTGCAGAAGATACATGAGCTTCTATTCCATAGCTTTTGCTTCCATCTGGATTTTCTATAGAATCTTCTTTTCCATCACCTGAAATATAATAGTGATGTGGTGCTTCATCGTATTTCCAAGCTTTCCATATCTCAACATTAACTGCAATTGGTGCTTTTGTTACAGGATCTGTATGAAATCCTGAACAGTTTTCTACAATATTACCTGTTCCATTTGATACTGGTGTTCCAGTAACATCTTGAATTACTAATTGATTAAGGTAAATATCTTTTCTTCTAAGTGTTCCTGTAGCAGTAGTAACTCCACCTCTTGATAAAGTAATTGTTGTTCCTGGAGTAAAACCTCCTTGATTCTGACCAGCTACTGTACCAGCTAAAGAATTTTCAAATTCTTCTATTCCACCATCGGTATCATATTTAACATTTGGTCTTGTTTCTAAAGCATAACCACTATATTCTGATTTAATATAATCATCTAAATCCTGTGAGGACATTGGCCATGAACTTAATCCATCATGTAAAAAATCATTGATAATAAAAAATGTCCAATAATAATCTGGATTATCATATAACCTTTTAGATACTATATCTGGTCTTTCACCATCTTGAATTTCGTAATAACGATATGAAGAAAAAGTATCTACATAATTTTGTAATGGTCTTACTTGTCTAAAAATATCTACGACATTATTAACAACACCTTGTCTATTAAAATCATATTCTGCTTTTGGGAATTTATTAAAGAATGCCATTATTCAGGTCCTCCTTCACCACTACCTACGCCTTCAGCTACTTCCATACTATCTTTTGTACCTTTTATAGCAGTTTTATTATAATCATAGTGGTATTCAGCATCTTGATAACTATCAGGTTCTTTATAAAGATCTTCTCTTGTGATATGCTTAGCTTCTACAAACGTTAGAGCTACATCGCATTCAACCGGTGAACCATCTGGATGGAAAACATTTGTTGAAGCATTATATGTTGCAGTCATGTTTTGTAAAAAGCATAAATTAATAAATGGTAAATGTGTGTTTGGTTTATCCCCTTTTAAAAATTCTATTTGCCAATATGGTGGATATTTAAATAATATTGGGGACTTAGCTAATTTAGGATATAAGAATTTCCTAAAAGTATTTTCTATTGCTTTAATTTCTAATGATTCTTTTTCAGATTGAGCAACCATTTTAAAAGTAAAACTAAAATTTCTTTGTGTAACTCCTTGGAAATTACTAACAGTATATGGATTTGCAGCAACACCACTTTTAAAAGCTTGTTTACCCACAAGTCCACCTAGTGGTCCACCCATATTTCCAGCTTTTGATTGAATACCTGCTACAACATCTGCAGTTCCAACGGTATTTTTTAAAGCTTCCATATTACCCATACCACCTTCTTTATTTTCTGCAAATTTATCTGCAGCTTTACCTAACATTCCTAAATCCATAGTACCATATTGAGCTCCATCTGGTACTGATACACCTTGTGGGGTATAAAGATATATAGATTTTTTTTCTTCTAATTCTGTTCTATCTTTAATTGTAAAACGAATTACTTCTCTTTCGGCGTGTTCTCTTAAATCTAATGGATATGTTAGCACTGGTTTCTTTGGTGCGGGTGTTTCCTGTGCTTGATTTTCTTCTGCCATCTTTTTTTCCGTTATAAATAGAGTTATAATTAATTAATATTATAAGAGTATTTATATGAGTTACAAAGGCAGATTTAAAATTACTAAACCAGAAAAATATATCGGGGATTATACTAATGTGGTATATCGATCACTTTGGGAAAGACAATGCTTTAGATGGTGTGAAAGTAATCCAAATGTTAAAGCATGGAATTCAGAAGAGGTTGTTGTTCCTTATATATCCAGACATGATAAAAGAATGCACAGATATTTTATAGATTTATTCATAGAAATGACTGATGGTGAGATATTTCTTATTGAAATTAAACCTAAAAAGCAAACAATGCCACCAAAAGAACCGAAAAGAAAGACAAAAAGATACATTAATGAAGTATTAACCTATGTTAAAAATCAAGATAAATGGGAATCAGCTAATAAATTTGCTGAACATAAAGGGTGGAAGTTCCAGGTTTGGACAGAGGAAACTTTAAAGAATTTAGGTATCAAACTAATTAAGTCTGGCACATAAATAGATATATGGCATCTTTATTCGATACATTACAGGCAAATGCTTACAGAGCTAATATAGTTCCTAGATCAGATAAAGCTAGGACTTGGTTTCGTAAAGCAGTAAAAGAATTAGGAACTGTTAATAGAACATCTTTAATGAAAGATCCTATTCTTGATAAAAGAGCTAAACCATTAATTGGTGATATGGTTATGTATGTTTATGATCCAAAGTTTAAACAAACTTTACCATATTATGATATGTTTCCTTTAACCATAATGGTTCAGGCAGCAAAGGGTGGATTTCATGGATTAAATTTACATTATCTTTCACCTGTTATTAGAGCAGAATTCTTAGATGAATTAATGAATTTAGCTCCAAATAAAATTAATGATACAACTCGTTTGATGAGATTGAGATATAGTTTATTACAGAAAGCAAAGAAATATAGAGAATTTAAACCTTGCTTCAAACATTATTTAACTGATCATGTAAGATCTAGAATTATGAGAGTGCCAATGACAGAATGGGAAATTGCAGTATTCTTACCGGTAGATAACTTTAAGAAAGTTTCAAGAGATACGGTTTGGAGATATAGCAGAAAACAAATTTACGGAAAATAAATGAGCATAGAAAAATTAAAATCCAGTATAAAAAGTCACGGTGGTGTATTACATGCAAATAGATTTAATATAATCTTTACTCCACCTAAAATGTCTTTATTAAATTTAAATCCCAGTAATCTATTAGGATCACTAATTAGTGGATCATTCTCTGTTAAAAGTTTAATTAATGATCCAAGAGATATAAATCTACTTTGTAAATCAGCTAGTATACCAAGTAGACAATTAGCAACTTTAGATTACCAAAATCACATTAACCAAATGAAAATGGTTAATGCTCACACAGATGAAGAAATAACAACAGTTTTTAGATTAACCAGCGATATGTATATCAAAACAATGTTCGATAGTTGGCAAAAAGCCATATTCGATGTTGATAATTATTACGTTGGTTATAAAAAAGATTTTTCGACTGATGTAACTATACAACAGTTGAATAAAGAGGATAAACCAGTATATGGAGTAAGATTAATTAATGCTTTTCCTACTTCTATTGGTGGTTATTCCCTCGATAACGATTCCGCTGATTCATCAGCTGAAATATCTATTCAATGGTCGTATGATCGTTGGGTAGCAGAAGATGCACTCAGTTCAACTCTTGGCGGTGGGCTAAGAGCTATCGGAAACTTACTTACATAATAAAATGGAGAAAATATAATTATGGCTTTACCAAAAATTGATTTGCCTCAATACCCAGTGACAATTCCGTCAACGGGTGAGGAACTTACTATGAGACCATACTTGGTCAAAGAAGAAAAGGTGCTATTGATGGCGTTAGAATCAGAAGATTCGAAACAAATAACAATGGCGATACGTAACTTAATTGAATCTTGTATTAAAGGTATTAACCTAGATAAACTTGCCGGATTTGATGTAGAAAAATTATTTCTAGATTTAAGAGGAATATCAGTAGGAGAACAAATTAACCTAATGGGAAATTGTTCAGATACAGAATGTGATGGGCAAACACCCGTTACTATTAGTACTACAGATATAACGATGAAAGATATAGAACCAAATGCTAATGTTATTAAATTAACTGATAGTGTTGGTGTTACAATGACCTATCCTACAGCTAATACTTTAAGAGATGTTGGATTAGATGCTTTAGATACAGTAGATGGATTAATGGATTTAATCATCGCTTGTGTTGATACTATATTCGATCACGATTCGGTTCATAATGTTAAACAAGAGGATAAGGATGAAGTTAAGGATTTTATAGAATCTTTAACAACGGACCAATTCCAAAAAATAAGTGCGTTCTTTAGTAAAACACCTAGATTAGAATATGATCTAGAGTTTGAATGTGTAAAATGTAAAAAAGAGAATAAGCAACACCTAAGGGGATTAGCTAATTTTTTTACCTAGGCCTCTCACATGAGAGCATAGTGAACCACTATCAAACGAATTTTGTGCTGATGCAACATCACAATTACAGTTTGACAGAATTAGATAGTATGATGCCATGGGAGAGGGAGATTTACCTTTCATTGCTGAAAGAGCACATAGAAAAAGTGGAGCAGGCTCGTAACAAGCAGAGGAGCTTATAATGGCAGACGAAAGATTTTCAGGCGATATGTCCAGAAATGAAGTAGAAATAGATTTAAATAAATTTATGGAACTTATTGCGAATGAAGCAAAATTAAAAGATAGAATTAGAGAACTTGAAGCTGACGATCAGGTTAATCCATGGCAAAAATGGATTCATCTAGCACGCGCGGTAGATTCTTGGAGAATATGGCCAAGAGCATTTTTAAGTGTTTACATATTTCTAATTTATTTTGTGGTTATGTGGTTTATTGATTTACCAGCTCCAACTATGGAACAATCAGGACTTATTAGTATACTAGTAGGTGCAGGTGCAGCATGGTTTGGACTATATGTAAATTCAGCAGCAAAAGAACACGCAGATAATCAAAAGAAATAGGGAAAATAAATGGCTGATGATATAACAAATAATGCTAATCAAGGCGAGGAAGAACAACAACGCCAGAAAGAGCATACATCAATACTATCCGAAATAAAAGCAACGTTAGTTGAACAAAGTAAAGCCACGGGTGGTAGTTTAGGTAGAGATACGATTAATGTTCGTAGACATCTACTTGAAATGAAGAATATTCAAAAAGAAGCATTAGCCAATTCAGTAGCTTTAAATAAATCATTTGGTATAGACCTTGCAGCAGAAAAAGCAGCTGCAGAAGACTCTCAGCAATCCAGTGATATAGAAAAAATGCAAAAGAGTGAATCCGATGAAGATATGAAAGATATCTTTGTTGATATTAGAGATTCAATTAAAAACCAACCAGACGCATTAGCTAAAGCCCAGAA